TTACTTTACTACTCTCGGTGAGATAAGTAACCAACTCATTCTTACTATCTATGGAAAAGAGAGTAATATTCTCCCTTAGTGATCTACCGATACAATCACCTAGTTTAACTAAGTGAGTAATTGTTTTGTCTCTTTCTTCGAATAATTTTGAAAACATAATAAACTCCGTTCTAAAGCTTTCTATTTATATATACAAGCTATTTAATAATATTCTGAACTTTCTTGTGTTGTTTTTCTATAACCCTATTTAAAATTTCTTTTTGATTCTCTTCTACTATGAATTCTTCTTTTAAAATTTCTAAGTTAGAGATAATATCTTCATTAGCTGTGGGTGGGGTGTTCGCCGCACTCTCTTGACCACCCGCCTCTCCTGGGCCAGGGCCACCCCCTGGAGGCACACCAGCAGCCGCATCCACAACTTGTTGCTGTTCAGCCATCTCTTCCTGATCTCTCTCTAACTCAGCTTTCATTCTTCTAATCTCCTCGGCAGACATATCATAGTATTCTTTATAAATTTCTTCCCTAGAAAATAACCCAAGCTGTTGGACCGCTTGAATAACTCTTGTTTTCTGCTCATCAAGATCTAACTTTCTTTTCGCAGACATATCAGAAGGCTCTGGAAGTTGTATTCTTAATTTTTTAATTAAGGCAGCGGGAAATCCTTTTAATTGGAGATGACGTTTTGCCATATTCTCTAATCCAACTTCTATATTTATTTGAATCCTATGAATAGTACGTGCAAATTTTACATCTAGCTGAGACAGATTAGCTTTTCTCTCTGGAGATTTTTCTTTTTCAACAATATAATCTTTAGGTATTTTCAGAGCCGCTAAAAGCTTATCTCGATAATAACGAACATCCTCAATCTCCCCTAAGTTTGTAGCCCCAGGCAGAGTCTCGATTTTTGTTCCTTTTCCATTTCTTGTGGGGATAAAATAATCTTCATCCATAGACATAGGATTGAATCTCGCATCCACGGTTCCTGTATTTGAGTTATAAAATTTTTCTTTCTTAAATTTCTCCTTGAGACGTTCAATGTACATCTCAGCCTTACTTGTAGGAAGATTGCCTGTGTCCACATAGAACATACGTCTTTCAGGGGCTCTGCTCAACCGATAAATCATCATAGCATCTTCCATCATTTTCAGGGAACGGAATATCCTATGACAGAGTGCGGCAATAGATTTCCCATAAGGATAGAATATTGGGTCTGATGTGTGCAACCGATAGTGAACAATTTGATTTTTATCCAAACTAATGTATTTGATGGGAGTCTCCTGAGTTGAACCTTGCCCATAATTAAGAGATTCATTATTTGGGATTTCTTGGAGAAATTTCTTAAGATATCCAAACTCAGTTTCCACACGCAGAATCCAATTAGGATTAAGAATTTTTATTTTTTGTAGTCCCTCCTCCGGTCTATTAACATCAAGAATTAATTCAGTAAAACAATCTCCATATTTTACAGTATTACGAATAATATCCCACAAAAATCTACTTAACTTAATTTTTTCAAAAAGGGTAGTAATCTCATCAACTACTAAATCGCTTTCAGATTTAATAATCCATTTCTCATTTCGTGGTCCCCGCTGGCTAGAATCATCAGCATAAATATCAAAAGCAGCCCCTATTTCAGGGTACTCATCCATTTCTTCATATTCTTTGTAACGTCTACGCCTATTCATCTCCAACTGTGGGAGGATCGGATTACGCGATATTCCTCCTATGGCAGGCGCTTGATCTTTCGTATCTTTAATAACTTCAGTGCTAACAACTGTATCCCCAGCCACAGGATGAATCTGCCCCTTGTCCATGAGCTTGACAGCTTGAGCTTGAGCTTTGGTAGCAAAGAACTTGGCAAAGAATCGTGCAATAGGACCCGTGGGTGTATAAAATCCCCCCGCTCTATCCGCAGTCCCACCAAAAGTGGTATAACCTTCGTCTATCTGTTCTTTTTCTATTTCATCAGCCATCTGTAATCCTCTTCTGTCATTTGACCTGTAGCTGTTTTCATTCTAAATTTATAACTTTTAGAAGGCATAGGTGGTGATTCTTTATGGGGAATCTTGGAAACATGCTCTAGAGGAGTACTATCCAACAGATTTTTATACCCATAAATAGCCAAAGATAGACTCATGATTAAATCATCATGATATCCCTTTTCAGCCTGAGCCCTTCCTTGATCTTTAATTATAAATGTCATAAGTTCATCACAAGTTCTAGTAGAGTTAATTTTGATTAAATCCGTTCTAACCGCTTCCTCTAAATCTGCCAGAATACTGTCCCTATTTTTAGCTGTAACTTGGAATCCCAAGTCTCCTTTTTCGTCGGCCCATAAATTTTCATACTCATAAATATTATAGAGCCAATCAATTAAGTTATTTCCAATTGTATTTCGCTCACAAATAACGTGAGCTATGTTATATAGCATACCTTCTTCTGCAATAATTTTAGCAAACTCATTTATTGGAGTTCTATTTGAATAGAACTCAGCTACTTGTTGTCCATTGTACATATTTATAATGTGAAATGCCGAATAATCCCTATTTCTCCCTAACGAAGTATCACAAGCAATAAGATAAGTATAGTAAGGTTGAGGATCCTGCCATACTCTCATTCTATTATTATATTTGATATAATATTCCTCACTAGTTTGGGAAGCAATTTCTTTTAAAACTTCCCCGTCTATAAAAGTATCACCTGTTCCCAGGAAAGAACATTCATACTCTTGGAGCCATTGCTTCATAGGCATATTAGCCTTAGTAGTTGTTTCCCACTTATGAATATCCAGACCCTTTTCCATCATAAAGTCATACAAATGCGTGTAATCTTCGTTGAATAGATACTCAGGGTGTTCTTGCCAACGTATATCAATAGCATTAAACGCATTTTCACCGTCAACAGCTTTTTGGTAAACCTCATGATACCAATTACCAATACCATTTACAGTCGATAATACAAAAGCTCTACCTCCTGTTGAGATGATGGGGTATACAGCAGCCCAAATCGTATCAATACTATCAATAAAAGCAGCCTCATCTATAATTAGAAGGGAACCCGCCAGAGAGCGGCCCGATTGTTTACCTGATGGACGCGATTTAATAACGGAACCTGTCTTTAGTTTCAGAGTATGCTTGTTATCTTCAGCAATCCCAGGCTTGAAATAAGCAGGTAATTCATCATACATTAGCTTTATCCTATCTAAAACTTCCGTAGATTCAACATCCCCTTTAGAGAGGATTACCACATGTTTATGTTTCTGAAAAGTAATCATCCAAAGAGAGTACGCAGACGCAATTGTAGTACAACCTGCCTGTCTAAATTTTCTAAGAATATTGAATCTATGATTCTCTAAGTCACCTAATATGCGTTCTTGAAAAGGATATAGTTTAAATGGTACTAATCCACGGATTGGGTGAACTACTTTAATATAGTTTGAAATGAAGTAAATGGGGTCTTCTTTACATCTCTTAAATTCTTCTACTAATTTTTCCTGATTCATCAAAAATTACTAATTCTTTCACCATATTATAGTATATGAAGATATACGCTATCATATGTACTAGATCTAGAAGTGATATTACCCCAACAACTGATAATCTTCTATCTTTCTTTTCTAAATGTGGGATTCAAATACTATTAATCGCTGGCGCTAAGTCCATATTTAAAGCGTATAACGGAGCTTTTGAAAAGACTAACGCGACTCCAGAAGACATAATCATAATGTGTCATGATGATATTGAAATTCGGGAAAATCCTGAAGTTTTTGTGGAAAAACTAAAGAATGCACTGAATAGAGATATGGTTGCCTTCGCTGGCCCCGCAGGAACCACTTATTTAAGCGAAGATGCAGTCTGGTGGGATCAAGGTAGATGGCAACAGGGGCTTCATAAGGGAAAAGTTACTCATATTAACCCCCAAAATAAGGAGTATCTGACCTACTACGGACCTCCTGATGATGTAGTAGTTCTAGATGGGCTATTTTTAGCCACAAAGGCCCAAACGATCAATGAAATTAGCCTCCACAAACCTGATTACTTTGAAGGAGAGTGGGATTTTTATGATCTCCACTATACATCCACTGCTTTTTTAAAAGGATACGTAAATACAGTTCTAGATATAAATATTGTCCATCATTCTAGAGGAGAACTAGTAGGAAGGGATTCTTGGCACAAAAATAGAGCGGCTTTTATTGCAAACAATAAATTTCCGATACAAATCTTTAGTTAACCTTCTTCTTTGTTCCGTATCTTTTCTTAGGACTGCGCTTAGGGGTTGGCTCGGGTGTGGGGACGATTGTTTCTACTATAGGAGCCCTTCCTGCCGTCATAGCGTCCAACCTTCCTTGGAGAACCTTACGGTGTCCACCTTTCGCTCTCGCAAGCATTCCTCTTAATTTTGCTTCATTTCTATTCATATCTTTAATCCTTTACCGTGTTTAATTTTTGATTCTTTAATGAAAAAAGCCTTGAGCTTTTTTTTGAGTTTCTCATTCTTCTCAAAGTATTTAGGACCTTTATTGTAAAAAGCCCTCTTCTTTTTCCTCAAACTTTAATCACTTGTCTAACCCATAGTAATAAGGAGGATTAGCAATCCTAGGGGGCCAAAGCGAAGCAGGTAGAGCCACTGATTCTTCAATCACCGCACTCTGTGTCTCCGTAACCCCTTCTGCTGCCAG